GGGCATCGGTTCTCGCCTTTGCTTTATACCCACGTCAGCGTAACACGCTTTGAGTGATAACCTTTTCCCTGCCTCTTTGTGGGGCAGGGTTCAAATAATAACAGTATAAAACGATGATTGAAGAAATGAACAACATACCAAAAGAAGATGACGGAAGCCTCGCTTTCCTGAATATCCCGAGAGATGAAAACAGCAGGAGTTTCAATTGTGATGAAACGACACAATCAAAACTCGTAAACACCACGTTTTGGGTGGTTGATTTCATTGAAGAAGTTCCGACAAGATTCAGCAAGGCTAAAGGAGTAAAAGGTCAGACGCTTGTAAAAATCAAGCCATCAAAAGACAGTTTGGAATCAGATGCCAAGAAATTTTTCACTGGTTCATCCGACATTCTTTATGTTTTGAAGAAAATCAAAGAAATGAATAAGTTTCCCCGAAAAGTTACTTTGAGGGGTAACGGTAACAGATATTATTTTGAATAAGAAAACAATGAAATAACAAAATAAAAAGGTGGGTCATTCTTGTGGTGTCCTGTTCAGCGGTAACGCGAATAACAGTGCGAATGCAGGTCTCGCTTATGCGAATTCGAATAACACCCCCTCGAATACGAATGCGAACATCGGTTCTCACCTATGCTTTAAAATTGGTTTTGACAATATGAAACAAAATAAAAGAATGACAGCCTTGCCACTTGGCAAAAAAATTCAAGCAAACCTCCTAAAAGTGTTGGTAGGAACGCCTGTTGTATGGGCTACCGAAAACTCTGACTAAGAAAAGCAAAGCAGAAGCATGAAAAGAATAGGAAACTTATATAAGACCATAATCTCCGTTGAGAACTTGCGGGAAGCTGACAGAAAGGCTCGCAAGGGTAAAACGCACACATACGGGGGCAGGGTTCACGACAAGAACCGTGAAGCGAATATTCTTGCCTTACATGAAGCCTTGCTGACAAAGACGTTCAAAACCTCTCCTTATGATGTCTTCACGATTTTTGAGCCAAAGGAAAGGCTTATTTTCCGTCTTCCGTACTATCCCGACAGAATAGTACATCACGCAATTATGAATGTTCTTGAACCGATATGGGTCAAAACATTCACGCACAATACTTATTCTTGTGTCAAGAAACGTGGTATAGAGGGGTGCGCCCATCAAGTTGACAAGATAATAAAGGAGTTTGAGGGAAAGCCCTTATATTGCCTGAAAATTGACATCAAGAAGTATTATCCCTCAATCAGTCACAATGTGATGAAAAGACTGATACGCCGTAAAATCAAGGACGCTGACCTGTTGTGGCTTCTTGACGAAATCATAGACAGCGCACAAGGTCTTCCAATCGGGAACTATCTCTCACAATATCTCGCAAACCTGTATTTATGCTATTTCATGCATTGGGTAAACGAGTGTTTGCCGGAACTTGTCAGAAAGGCTTTGAACCTGAAAGAAAAGCCATATATCAAAGCTATTGAATACGCTGACGATATACCGTTCTTGGCTGAAAGCAAGGACGTTCTTCATCAGGTTTTCAAGTTCATAAAAGAATATATCGAGGAAGAACTTGAACTAAGCATTAAAGGCAATTATCAGATATTCCCTATCGCAAAGAACCGTTATGACAAACATGGGCGTGCGCTTGATTATGTCGGTTATTTGTTCTTTCGGAAACAGAAACTTATCCGCAAGAGCATTAAGAAGAATTTCTGCCATACCGTCTCACGGCTGAACCGCCGCAAACCTCCGCTTGACGCAAAGGCTTATAAGCAGGCTGTCGCCCCGTGGCTCGGTTGGGCGAAACATAGTGATAGCAAACATTTATTAAAAACAATCATTAAACCGTGTTATTATGATAGCATTTTATGACAATCAGCCGACCAAATTGGAGGCTGTCGGAAACGGAAGTTACGTTTACCGCTTCAACATTCAGAAAGTTGAAAAACCCGCCACCGTTGAACCAAGCGAATTCGCTTCTGACGATGAAGCCCCGGTTCAGGAACAATGGAAATGTGAAGAAGTGACCGTGTGGGCTCCGCTTTCTTCAAACAAGATAACTGAAACAGTTATCACGGAGAAGTGGGACAACAACCGGGAACAAAAACTTGTGAATGAGTTCAACGCAGCGAACCTCGGTATGATTGGAGGGGCAAAGTCAAGCGAGGAAGCCAAGGCAAAGATTGAGGCATACAAAGCCTATCTATCCGAACGTGCTACCCTGAAAGCGCAAGTGGATGCAGACTGCCTTGAATACGGTATTCTGTAACTTGTAAAAACCGCTTCCCGTCACGTTATTCAAACATAAAATGTGACGGGAAGAATGGTTATTCTTGAAAAAGCCTTTTTTAGACCCGTAGAACGCTCTAAAAGTGATTACAATATAATCATACCATTTTAAAAAGAAAGTTCAATCACGGGGAAATTCGAGAAAAATAACTCAAAGTTTTTAGTAGTATGATAATTTACAATAATGCCGGAAGCAAGGTTCTTGAAATAGAGGTTGACGATAACAGTTACCGCAATAGGGTTGTCATGGGAGACCATAGTTTAACGTTGTATTATTCGCTCCCTGAACACGTTGAAATCCCAGTAGGCTCTTACTGTGAGTTTCAAGGCGAAACGTTCACGCTCAAACGCCCGGAGAATTTCAAGATGAAACATAAAAGACTGTTTGAATACACGGTGCTTTTTGACCCGCCCGAAGCAAACGCAAAAGTTTGGAAATTCAGAAACCCGGTTGACGGACGTTTGAAATTTTCGTTGACCGTAAAGCCGCATGAACATCTTCAAATGTTTGTTGACAATATGAACCGCCGTGACAAAGGATGGACGGTTGGCGAATGTATTGACGGTGTTGAAACCCTGATTGCCTATGACCATGATTTTTGTATTGACGCTCTAACCCGCATGGCTTCAACGTTCAAGACAGAATACGAGTTTACGGGAAAACGTGTGTCATTACGTAAGATTGAATACAACAAAAGTAACCCCCTCCCGCTGTCCTATGGACGTGGCAACGGGTTCAAGCCGGGTGTCGGACGTTCAAATACGGGAGACAACCCACCAACGGAAATTTTGTTCGTTCAAGGCGGTACGGACAATATAGACCCGTCAAAATACGGTTCTTCCGAGCTTCTTCTTCCCAAGAACCAAACACTCGCTTATGACGGCGAACATTTTGAAGATGAAGACGGCTTCATAGCCAAGAACGCCCGCCGTTATGTCGTTGATGAAGCAGGGCTTTCAATACGCCGTGATGACAAACAACTGTCATCGCTCGCCGAAGATAGTCTTGACTGTTCTGAGATTTACCCGAAACGTGTCGGTACGGTCAGCACGGTTGTTGCTGTTGATGAGAAAAACAATTTTTACGACATTGTTGACACGTCAATCCCGTCTTCACTGGATTATGAAGAATGCTTGATAGCGGGGGAAACTATGACCGTTGTTTTTCAGACGGGTATGCTTGCCGGACGGGAGTTTGAGGTTAAATATTACCATAATGCCGTTAAAGGAAAGGTGGCACGCCGTTTTGAGATTGTTCCCGCAGACATAGACGGGCAAACCATGCCAAACGCCACATTCTCCCCTAAAGCGGGCGATAAATATGCCGTATTCAAATGTATGCTACCATCAGCTTATATTTGTGACAACGCCACGAAAACGGGCGCATCATGGGATATGTTCCGGGCGGCTGCAAAATACTTGTTTGATAATGAAGACCTAAAATTCACTTTTACGGGAGAACTTGACGGGATATGGTCGAAAAAAGATTGGGTAAACATCGGGGGGCACATCAAACTCGGAGGATATATCCGTTTCTCTGACAATCAGTTTCAGAAAGACGGTGTTCTCGTGCGTATAACGGGGATAAAAGATTATATCAACAAACCACATAGCCCCGTGATTGAACTTTCAAACACAACGGTAAGCGGCAGTGTTTCATCAACATTGAATGACCTGAAAAGTGAGGAAGTCATCGTTGATGACCTACACCGTGACGCTATTCAATTCACAAAAAGACGGTTCAGGGATGCAAAGGAAACAATCAGCATGTTGGAAGAAGCCCTGCTCGATAACTTCACGAACTCAATCAACCCGATTGCCGTTCAAACGATGTCAATGCTTGTAGGCGATGAAAGTCTTCAATTCCGTTTTGTGAACTCAAAGACAAGCCCCGTCCCGGTTACGCACAGAATTGTCTATGACAATGAGACGAAGCAACTGACAGCGGAAGCGGGTATCATACAACACATGACCCTCGGCATCAATACGGTCAGTGCATCGCACAAGGTTTCGGAATACAAATTTTGGGATATGACAGCCTACACAAGCGCAGTGCTTGATGACGGGAAGAAGAAGTATTATTTATATGCCAAAGTCTCAAAGACGGCACAAACAGGTGTTTTCATCCTGTCTGAAAACGCAATCAAATTAGAGGGTGTTTCAGGCTTCTATCATCTTCTTGTCGGTGTCCTGAACTCTGAATACAATGAAGAACGGAGTTTTGTCACTCTGTACGGTTTTACAGAAATCCTTCCGGGGCGTATCACGACAGACAAGATTGTTTCCACAGACGGGAACACTTATTTTGATTTATTGAAAGGTATCATATCCGGGCAAATAAAGTTCAAATCAGGTTCATCGGGCTTATATGAACTTGATGAATGGGAAGCCGTGAACGGTTTGATAACTCAGGCTCAGAACACCGCCAACGCCGCCGTTGAGAGCGCAAAGAACGCCAATACCGCCGTTGGAGATTTAAACGACTATGTGGACGGTGCGTTCGCTGACGGCATTATTACGGAAGCGGAAGCGAAAGCGATTGAGAAGTACATCAACACAGTGAACAACACGAAAGCCGCCGTGGAAGCTGCGTATAACAAACTGTACACAAACGCCTATCTTACGGGAACGGCAAAAACCGGGCTTATGAATGCCAAGATTACGCTTATGGGTAGTATTGAGAACCTTATCAGCGCAATCAATTCCGCTATCGCCGATGGTAGAACCACTGTAACCGAGAAAAACAATGTTGATAACAAATATGCCACTTTCAACAGTGCGTATGCCGACTTTAACACAGCCGTAGAAGCCGCCAATAAAGCTATTCAAGACACGCTGAAGGGGTATTCAGATTCGGTTCTCAACACCGCCAACGCCGCCGTTGAGAGCGCAAAGAACGCCATTGCTAAAGATTTGGGTTATACGAATTTTGATGATTTGGCGAAGAAAGCAGCTGCGAATGAAACCATCATTGTAGGAGGCAAAATCAACACGACATTGATTAATGCTGAACTTATTGTCACGGCGGCTTTGCTTGCCAAACTGGTCAAAGTGACCGAACTTGTTGCGGAACACCTGACTGTTACCGGGAGTTCAAAGGTAGCTGGGTTCAGTGTCAGCGGAAACGGGCTTACAAATACCCCGTTTAACAATGATGCGTATGTGATATTCCGTAATGACGCACAAAAATGTTTTGCGGGTATCGGAGGAAACGTGCTGCCGACATCATCAGGATTGAGAGCCGTAGCAAGATTTGAGAATGAGGACACGTCCGATTGGTGGGGATCGAACAGGAACATAGCTACTTTGTTCTCCGCAAAAAACGGACGTTATAACCATGCTTTTTTAGGAAGCGGAAACGGGAATTTGGACGGATGGATAGGAGGCTACAGATACAGCAAATATAATCTGACAAGTGCCAATTCTATTTATAGTGGTTATTCAAATCTTAAAGATAATAACCGATGGGTAATTTATAGCAGCGTGGATAATTCAGGCATCACTCTGCCGAAACTTTCAGAGGTAAGAGACGCTCTTAGTATAGGAAGCAGCACTAAGTTCTGTGTGGAATTCACAATTATCGCAGACCTTGATTCAAAGACTTTTGATATATACGGAAGAAACAGCAAGAAAAGTAGTGATAACACCTATCCGTGGAATACGTCTGAATATCCCAATCTGGTACATTGGGACAACGATCATTGGGATAGTTTGGCAATGGGAGCAGGTGACAGTCTCACGGTGTTACTTATATATGATTCAAGTAAAGGTGGCAGCAAAGGCGGTTATCCCCTGACCTATACAGCGAGAGTAATCAATAGACAGAATTAAAAGAGATTACAATTAAACAACTCTAAAAGTGATTACATTATAATCATTTTATATATATTTGCAAATAAAAATCAAAGACTTATGGAATATTTACCAGCTATTATCAGCGCAATAGGCACAATCATCGCCGCATGGTTTGCTTATAATCAGTACACGAAAAACAAGCTCACGGACTTAAAAATTGAGAAGTTCAGAAAGGATGAAGAAATCAAAAGCATTCGCCGAGCCGATAATTCTTCTATCGTTTACGGGGAATTATGGAACATTCTTTACGAACTTGACGCTGACAGAGTTTATATTGTTCAGCCCCACCCGTTGGACAATGAAAGTCTGTTATCAATCTATTATGAAGTAAAGCGTAAAGGTGTTGAGCCAATGAAACCACATGTACAAAATCTTCGTATCGCAGACGTGGCTAAATTCAGTTCTGATATGGTTAAAAACATGTTTATGTATATCACGGATATAAACACACAGATTCAAGACAAATACGCAAAATCAATCCTATCAAGTTACGGATGCGAGGCGGCTGTGGTAAAGCGTTTAAATGATAACAAGTATGATTGGGTCGGTTCTATTTTCTGTGAGTTTACACGCCCGATTCATGTATCAGAAGATGAAGCGAGAGAGATTATGCACCGATGTGCGATGAATATTCAATACCTATTACCCGAATATAAATAAGAACGAGTATGAAAATTCTAATTGACAACGGTCACGGGGTTGACACGGCGGGCAAGCGTTCCCCTGACGGCTCTTTGAGAGAGTACAAATACACAAGAGAAATCGCCGAAAAAGTTGTATCAGAGTTGAAGAAACGAGGCTTTGACGCTGAACGTATCGTCACAGAAGAAAACGACATCAGCCTATCCGAACGGTGTCGGCGTGTAAATTCCATTTGTGACAGAATAGGAACGAAGAACGTCATTCTCGTTTCTATTCATTGTAATGCAGCGGGAAACGGTTCTCAATGGATGAACGCACGTGGATGGGAAGCGTGGACTTCTGTCGGTCAGACAGCCGCCGATAAAATGGCAGACTGTCTGTATAAGGCGGCAGAGGAAACAGACTTCAAAATTAGAAAGGACACAACGGACGGAGACCCCGACAAAGAGGGGCATTTGTATATCTTGAAACACACAAAATGCCCCACCGTTCTGACTGAAAACCTTTTTCAAGACAATAAAGAAGACGTGGCGTTTCTTCTGTCAGAAGCGGGAAAAGAAACGATTGTCTGTCTTCATGTCAAAGGTATTATCAACTACTTAAAGACAATCTGAAAAATGAAACATCTTCCCTTGCTCTTACTATTGACATTCATTATAGGCGGCTGTGCTTCAAGCCGCCGCCTTTCTGAAAACGTTCATCAACAAGACAGCGTTGGTATTAGGGTTGAAACCCGTATTGAATACGTACCCGATACTGTCTTTATTGAAATACCGGCACAAACGTCAGAACGTGAAACAGCCGATAGTACATCGCATCTTGAAAACGATTACGCAACGTCTGACGCACGGATAAACCCTGACGGAACTTTATACCATAACTTGAAGACTAAGCCGCAGAAAAAACCAGTAGAGTTTGAAAAGCCCGTTGAACGCAAAGACAGCGTTATTTATAAGAAAAAGACCGTAACAGAGACGGAAATCGTGAAAGTTCCCCGAGACCTTACTTGGTGGCAGAAAACACAGATTTACGGCTTTTGGGTCATTCTTTTCATTCTTGTGATTATTTACAGGAAAAAGATTTTATCCCTTGTAAAATGGCTTATCTGATTATCTTATAAAGAAATAAAATCGGAAATTATATCGGAATTTTGGCAATTATGATTATCTTTGAACCGACATTTGAAAAAGATAAATAGCGTTTGCTATTGCCGTTGAGGTCAGAAAATCGCCAATATTCAGAAATCTCAAAAGCAATGGTAGATGCCCACGTCATATACGTGGGCATTTCCTTGTGAGATTTCGGGCGTTTGGCGATGCCTCTGACCTACGAGGAATGCCCACGTTTTTTGTGTGTATCTGTGAACAACGGCAACCACTATAAAGAGAACCGTTAAATAACAGATATATGGATTTCAAAGATTCAATTAAACAAATCTCGGAGCGCATTGATACCCTCAAAGCCAATCTTCCGACAGAAGAAGCGACAAAGACAGCTTTGATTATGCCTTTTATAAACGCATTGGGTTATGATGTCTTCAACCCTTTGGAGGTGTTGCCTGAAATGTGTTGTGACATCGGCACAAAGAAAGGCGAGAAAATTGACTACGCCATAATGAGAGACGGCGAGTCGATAATACTTATTGAATGCAAACATTGGGAGCAAGACCTGAACCTGCATGACAATCAACTGTTGCGTTACTTCAACGTCTCAAAGGCTAAATTCGGTGTCCTGACAAACGGTATAACATATAGATTCTACACAGACCTTTCAGAACCTAATATTATGGATGAAAAGCCGTTTTTGGAAATCAATATGCTTGACCTGAAAGACACGCAAATAGAAGAGTTGAAAAAGTTCCACAAATCGTATTTTGATGTTGATATGATTTTGAGTTCAGCGAGTGAACTTAAATATATGGGGGAACTGAGAACCGTCATCGGGAAAGAGTTCACGAACCCATCCCCTGATTTTGTTCGGTTCTTCGGGAAACAAGTATATGATGGGGTATTTACCCCTAAAGTGCTTGAACAGTTCTCAACGCTTGTAAAACGCACAATCAACAACTATGTTAGCGATATAATATCAGACCGATTGAAAGCCGCCATAAAAGACGAAGAACAACCAGCAGAACATAACATCACAACAGTTCAACAGCCGACAGATGAAGAACAACCCGACAACGGCATTGTAACCACAGCGGAAGAACTGGAAGCGTTCTATATCGTGAAATCACTTCTGAGAAACGTTTTCCCGGTTGAACGAATCACTTATAAAGACACACGTTCTTATTTCGGGGTTTCCATAGACAATAATGTTCGGAAGACCGTCTGCCGCTTTTATTTTGACCCTCCTACAAGAAAACGGCTTGCAATCATTGATGAAAACAAAAGCGAGAAGATGTATAAGTTAAATTCAATCAATGACATTTATAACTATGCCGACACTTTGATTGAGGCAGCAAACAAATATTTATTATGAAGTTAATTATTTTATCAATTATATCTATGGGGCTGTTCCTTTCTTGTGGGAACGGCAAGAAACTTCCCAATATTGGAGATAAGGTCTATGTGGCTCAAGAATGTCTTTCCGCTGTCAGTGAAGATGATTTTGCAGAATTAAACAAGGTATGCAATAGAAAAGACGAAAGCAGATTGAAAGAAATGATATTATCAGAAAAGGTTTTTATAATAAAGCCAACAAATGATTGTAAATTGATTGAGGCTAAATTTGGCAAATATAAAATTCGAGTAAAAGTTGATTGGGATAAAGAAATAGATTTATGGGTTGCTTCTGAATTTATCAAATAAAGACACATACGGAAATAACATCAAGAAGTCAGCCAACGCCGAATGGCGTTCTATGTGCCCCGATGATTCCGGCAACGATAATTTACACCGATAAAAGATTTAGGCGGCACATACAGAAAATTCGATGAAAATAACTTTCAGATAGCAAGGCAGGGTGTTCACGGGTTACGGACACCCTGTTTTCGTGAAGTCATCTTCTTTCTTGCAGAGATAACGGGCGACTTTATGACACACGTTATCGGGAATAAACCAACCTTGATTAATGATTTTGCGGAGAGCAACAAAATCCGTATCTTTGAGACCTGAGAACAACACAAAAAAAAGATGTGCTTTTACAAATTTGTTGCTAATTTGTTGCTCTCACTCACGTTCACAACTACAAACATCTTATAAACCAATAGATTACATCAAATAAAGAACATTTTAC